CCCACATTATGACATCATCACCAGCATGGTACGCACCCAGTTGTTTATAAGCGTCCCCCATTACCACCCTACAATATGCGGCGTTTAGTACCGTGTTAATGAAGGTCGTGGCCCGATGCCCCGATGGTAGTGTGCCCACCATTTTCTTCGTCTCCAACTTACCGGTCTTGTCGGAAATCCACCGGACATTCATATCATCCCAGCTGTCTATGGCCCACCTACGTATATCCTCTGGCGCGCCACGAGTAGCCTCTTCGATTACCATTTTCATCGCCTCTAGAGTGTGCTGAGAATTGTAATCGTCAAAGTCCAACATATAGAAGAAAGGACCCTGTTTTGCAAGCTCCGGATAAAGAGAGCTCTGCAGATTGAGCCCTGGATTAAGTAGTGCAGAGCTATTACGCCAAACGGCCTCAATCGGCCTGAGGAGATAATCGAATGTAAAGTAACTTCTAGTGTCACAACCGTAAATTGCCCTAGTTTTCCCGTTCTCTAACTTCCAAGACAACCCAGCCCAAACACTCGGTTCCCCAGTGCCGACTATGTTTTCCTTGACACTTTCAGCGAACTCCCTGCGTGTCGGCTGCTCCGGGAGATCGAGCCTTTTACTAAACATAACATCCTCAATATGGCGTGTGTGAGAGCCGCTCTTGGTGTACATCCACCTCCTAGACCAGTAGTCATCTTTATCCATCCACTTTGGAACGGTTGCTAACTCTTCAGACATAACCTCACGAATGGCCCGTCTCAAATCCTCCCCGTCCATGACGGCCGCCTTTTCTGCTATGAAGCGAGAGTAATTTACTCTGGTTTCAACATCATCATCAGCTAAACCAGGAAGGGCGCCCCTTCCAATCAAGGTGTTCAGCTCGCATATCATCGCACCTTCCTTACAGCTATTCAACCCCAGAGCCTTGACTGCAGTCGACAGTTCCTTCAACATCGGTATATCCCCACAACAGTGCAGAATCCTGGTAGCCAGAGCTTCATCTACTTCGTGAGCTATGGCATACCACATGACCCAACCGCTGAATTGGTCGTTCGACATACCGTAACATCCAGTTACCGCATGTGCTAGATCAACCCAACACTCAGAGAAATAAAGCTTAACCGATTTAAGTAGGTCACACAATTTGATGTTGACCTTAGTTTTAGCTGCCTTGTTGACTTTAGCTGGTGCTATCAACAAATCAGGTACTATGCCGCTTACCATCAAATCTAATATGACTAAACTCTTAGCTGAAGGCGATCTCGTTCGCGCTAGAGCCTCGACGACCTCATCCATCTTAAGTTGGCTAAGTGGCGACGACATCAACACTTCACATCCCCTGATGCTCGGCAAGCCTGCCATCTGCTTCCTCAGCTTCTTGATCGCTGCTTGGTTACTGTTTGAGAGTTGCTCCCGAACGTAAGCCATACACGCAGAGAAAGCACTGTCTAGGGATTGCTGTGCAGGACCATCGACCCGTTGCCTGCTGCCTTCAGAGTGACCCGGGTGGCAGCCAGCTTCCCAATGGACGTAACCACTGCCCATGTAGCTACCACTAACATCACCTGCTTGTTTTGCAGGCCGGTCTAC